CGCTGAAATTTAGGAAGAAGTTTTGTGGATTTACTTACATCCTAACGGTGTATCAGTTGGAGCGTAAGCAAATGGATGCTGACCATCAGTTGTTGTTGCTGGCCCCGTTGAAGAAATTTGATGGGGTTATGGCGATGGTGGCTGATTGGGTGCTGGATGGTGCGACGTTGGAGCGTTACAACATTGTTGTTGGACGTTTCTTGCGTATGGCCAAGAAGGTGTCTGGTAAGTTTCTAATGCATACGGGGCTAGTGGGTGGTTTTAGCGTTGCTGTAACTAAGATGTCAGTTGATGACGAGTTAAGCAGTGTGACACGCACTAGTAAGGTGGTTCTTTCTTTACCTATGGTGAGGAAGAAAATGGGTGCTGATGACACGGGCGCGGAAATCCTCTATGAATTTCATAAGATGAATACGCAAAGTGTTGTCCCACAAGTCACCTACCACTTGGACCCGTATGTGCGGAGTTTTCAATGGTATGATGAAGGATACGATCCTGAGGCGAAACCAGCAATGGTTTCCTTCATGAAACCCCTGGTCGATGGAGCGTTTGTACCAGATCGCAGTAAAGCAAATGAAAAACGTGCTGCACAAAAACGCGTCGTCGAACAGAGAAATGCCACTCTTGTGACACCTCACATTGTGAAGGTGGTGGAGGAGTTTTGGAGTTTAGTCCTAGGGGACCAGGCAGGGAAATTGAGACCCGTTGATGAGGAATATCTGCGACAGAAGCAGAATAAGCCCACGCAACGGAGGATCTTGGATGAGGCTGAGTATTTGGAGGGTGATCGTAAGGTCAAGTCCTTCATTAAACGCGAAGCCTATACGTCCGTCAATGATCCGAGGATTATTTCCACTGTCAATGGGCCGGATAAGCGAGATTACTCGCTTTTCATGTATGCTTTTTCCGAGGTCATTAAGGACCAGGAATGGTATGCATTTGGGAAGACACCGAAACAAATCTCAGAACGTGTAGTTGATATATGTTCTGAGGCCCAGACAATTACCAAATCTGACATGAGTCGGATGGATGGTAATTGGTCTGAAATCGCGCGCTATTTTGAGAAGCGTGGTATGATGATGGGCTTTATGCCTGAATACCATGATGAGATAAATGAGTTGATGGAGAGGTTGGTCAACTGTGG